ACTACTGTATAAACATACAGCCTGGAGCGTGTGACGCGCATTCCGTTGGAGCCGCTCCGATTTTTTTTCCGTGACCATTTGACCCACATGACCCACAAATCGCCCACGCCCTCCGATTTGTGGGCAATGTGGGCAACCGAAAACAAATTGCCCACATTGCCCACAAATGCAACGGCCAAAGAATTGCCCACATGACCCACAACGCTTGACGGCTAGCAGTCGGGGGGCGCGTAGCCGTTGCCCACATTGCCCACGCTGCCCACCGCGCCCAGGCTGAATGCGAACGAGAATCATTTGCAACTGAGGGGGTGGGCCGGCCCGCGCGTGGGCTGTACCTGGTACGGAGGGGTTGCACAAATTTTTTTATTTTTTTACCCGCTAGCCCGTAAGCCAAAACCTTATGCTAATCTTGCGTGGCGATGTCTGACGTGATGCGCACGTAGCGACCGGGAGGTAGCTGAAGGGGTTATGAGCCCCACCATCTAAGGCAATCTCCGCCCCGGCACACAGGCCACACGGTTGTTGTGGATCGCGGCCTCCCGGCAGGACAATCCTGCACATCGCTTGTCTTTTGCTTACATGAAAGGTAGTGTTGCAACATGTTCAAATCGCTTCCGCACGCGCCACGGCAACTGAACGCTACTGAGGCGCGGCTACAGGCTATTTATGACGCAGCGGCCCTCGGGCTAAGAGGTGATAGCCTTGCCCTGGCGGCGGGGCTGTTGCCGGCGGAGTACCGGCGGCTGTGTCAGATGGACCCGCTCGCTGAGATGGCGGAGGCCAAAGGGCGTGCAGATAGTGAGTTTGAGGCCGCGAACCAACTGCGTGACGCGGCTCGCAATGGCGATTCAAAGGCTTCTTTGGCAATCCTCCAGCATGTGCACGGTTGGGTGGCGAAGCAGCAGGTACAGGTCGATGTCAAGCAGCAGATCAGCGTCATCGCCGCGCTGCAAGAGGCAGAATCTCGCGTCATTGAAGGCCGAGTATTGCCGGATGAACCGGCTGCATTGACCCGCGCGCCCACCACGCTCGCTACCCGAGCCCTGACGGCAGAATATGCAACTTCCGATATATAGCCCCGAGGACGAGCAGCTACTGATGACTCGGCTCTGGTCGCCGAGCGTCAAGGACGACCCCGAGGCGTTCGTGCTGTTTGCGTTCCCGTGGGGGCAGAAGGGCACGCCGCTGGAGAACTTCCAAGGGCCGCGCAAGTGGCAGCGCGAGGTGCTGCGCAAGGTGGCCGCTCACATCGCCCGCAACAAGAACGCGACGGGGTACGACGTGCTGCGCATGGCGACGGCCTCGGGGCGCGGTATCGGTAAGTCGGCCTTGGTGTCCTGGCTGATCCTGTGGATGCTATCAACGCGCATCGGCTCGACTATCATCGTGTCGGCTAACTCGGAAGCCCAGCTACGCTCGGTCACCTGGGCCGAGGTGACTAAGTGGCTCTCGCTGCTGCTCAACAGTCATTGGTTTGAGGTGTCGGCAACGCGCGTCATGCCGGCCAAGTGGCTCGCGGAGATCGTCGAGCGCGACCTGAAGAAAGGCACGCGGTACTGGTCGGTTGAGGGGCGGCTGTGGTCGGAGGAGAACCCCGACGCGTACGCCGGTGTCCACAACTTCGACGGTGTGATGGTCATATTCGACGAAGCGTCGGGTATACCGGACCCCATCTGGGCGGTGACGGCGGGCTTCTTTACGGAAAACACGCCTAATCGCTTCTGGCTCGCCTTCAGTAACCCACGACGCAACGAGGGGTATTTTTATGAGTGTTTCAACGCAAAAAGGCAATTCTGGCAAACGCAAAACATCGACGCGCGCCAAGTCGAAGACACCGACAAAGCCGTTTACGAGCAAATCATCGCCGAGTATGGAGCAGATAGTAGCCAAGCTAAAGTCGAGGTCTACGGAGAGTTCCCTTCCGACGGAGACGACCAGTTCATTGCTCCGCGAATTGTGGACGAGGCTGTGGCGCGCGCCCGCTACAAGGATGAAACAGCTCCGCGAGTCATTGGGGTGGACCCCGCACGATCCGGCGCCGACAGCACCGTCATCGTCGTCCGACAAGGGCGCGACATCGTAGCAATCAAGCGCTACCGGGGCGAGGACACTATGGCCACCGTCGGGCGCGTCATCGACGCAATCGAGGAGTACAACCCGGCGCTCACGGTCATTGACGAGGGCGGGCTCGGCTATGGCATACTTGACCGATTGAAAGAGCAGAGGTATAAGGTTCGTGGGGTAAACTTTGGCTGGAAGGCCAAGAACCCCGTGATGTGGGGCAACAAGCGCGCCGAGATGTGGGGCGACATGCGGGAATGGCTACGCACGGCGAGCATCCCGTCTGATCGGCTACTCAAGTCGGACCTGTGCGGGCCACACGTCAAGCCTAACTCGTCGGGGACGATCTTCTTGGAGGGCAAGAAGGAGATGAAGGCCAGAGGTCAAGCGTCGCCGGATGCGGCAGACGCGCTCGCCGTCACCTTCGCCTACCCGCTCGCAAGCCGTGAGGCACGCGACGCGCCAAGACGAGTCGTCTCCCGCCAGGGTGGCAACGGCATGGCAAGCAGTTGGATGGGAGCCTGATGGCACGCAAGTCGGTCAGTCTGTCGGTGGGTCGGGGAGAGAAACAGCCTGTTTCTAAGGGCGCGGGCTTGACGGCCAAGGGCCGAGCAAAGTACAACCGCGAGACGGGCAGCAACTTGAAGGCTCCGGCCCCGAGTCCGAAGACTAAGGCGGACGCGGGACGTAAAAAGTCGTTCTGTGCGCGCATGAAGGGCGTGGTGGCTAAGGCCAAGGGGCCGGCTGAACGAGCAAAGGCGTCGCTTAGACGCTGGAAGTGTGGCTAATGGCTAGTAATAAAGGTCTTTACGCGAACATTAACGCTAAGCGGGCTCGCATTGCAGCCGGTAGTGGTGAGAAGATGCGCGCACCGGGTAGTAAGGGGGCGCCGACCAATAAGGCGTTCCGTCAATCGGCCAAGACGGCCAAAAAGAGGAAGTAATCATGGCATACGGCCCTGTTGGCGTTTCTCGACGCGCTACTATTGGCAACATGTTGGCTCAGCCGTCAGGCGCGCCGGCTGCCCAGCAGCCTCGCATGCCGACGCCGCGTCGGCGAGTGTCTGAGGACATCATCCGCACGACGACGAACTTTCGCCCCTCGCCCATGCCGATGCGCGACCGGGGGAGACCCCGCTAATGCCGCTCGTTAAGTCCGCAACCAAAGGTGCGTTCCGCAAGAACATCCGCGCCGAAGTGAATGCGGGTAAGCCTGTCAAGCAGGCCGTGGCGATCGCGTATGCGGTCAAGCGTAAGGCACAAGGTAAGAAGCGCAAATAATGGCAAAAGACCCAACAGGGCTTAGGGGCGCCGCTCGCGTCGCCAACACGCCGACCAACCGGGGCAAAGCCTCCCGCGACCCAGCCGATGTACTGGCCACGGCGCGCTCGCGCCTTACTATGGCCCTCTCGGCGTACTCTGATAGCCGCGAAGACGAGCTGGATGACCTGCGTTTCATGGCAGGCTCGCCGGACAATCAGTGGCAGTGGCCCCAAGACGTGTTGGCGACGCGCGGCTCGGTGCAAGGACAGACGGTCAATGCGCGTCCGTGCCTGACCATCAACAAGCTGCCGCAGCACGTGCGGCAAGTGACCAACGATCAGCGTCAGAACCGGCCATCTGGCAAGGTCATCCCCGTTGATGACAAGGCGGACATTGAGGTCGCTGAGATTTTTGACGGAATTGTCCGTCATATTGAGTACATTTCGGATGCGGATGTGGCCTACGACACCGCGTGCGACAACCAGGTCACCTACGGCGAAGGGTATTTCCGCATTTTGACGGAATACTGCGACGAAAATACGTTTGATCAAGACCTTCGCATAGGCCGCATCCGAAATAGCTTCAGTGTGTACATGGACCCGACCATCCAAGACCCTTGTGGCGCGGATGCGGAGTGGTGTTTCATCACCGAGGACATCCCGAAAGCCGATTTTGAGCGTATGTACCCCGATTCAGAGCCGATTTCGTCGGTTTTGCAGCGCGGTGTAGGCGATCAGGCGCTGTCGCAGTGGATTAACGAGAATACGGTCCGTATTGCGGAGTATTTCTACAAAGAACACACCCGCGAGACGCTGAATCTGTACGCCGGCAACCAAACGGCGTTTGACGGGTCGCCCGAAGCGCAAGAGCTGGAGATGCTTGGCCTTCAGCCGATCCGCAAGCGCGAAGTTGACGTAAAACGCGTCAAATGGGTCAAGACTAACGGCTACGAAATTCTTGAGGAACAAGAATGGCTGGGTAAATGGATTCCGGTCATTCGTGTAATTGGTAACGAGTTTGAAGTTGAAGGCCGCATGTACGTGTCGGGGCTTGTGCGTAACGCCAAGGACGCCCAGCGCATGTACAACTACTGGGTGTCGCAGGAAGCAGAGATGCTGGCCTTGGCGCCCAAGGCGCCGTTTATCGGCTACGGCGGTCAGTTTGAAGGCTACGAACAGCAATGGAAGACGGCCAACACGACAAACTGGCCGTACCTAGAAGTTAATCCCGACGTGACAGACGGTCAGGGCGCAGTCCTGCCGCTGCCACAACGTGCCCCGCCGCCGCTTGCCCAGACGGGCTTGATCCAGGCGAAGATGGGCGCTGCCGACGACATCAAGGCCGCGACCGGCCAGTACGATGCCAGCCTCGGTATGCGGTCCAATGAGCGCACGGGTCGGGCCATCTTGGCGCGTGAACGGCAAGGCGACACAGGCACTTATCATTTTGTAGACAACCTAGCTCGTGCTATTCGCTATGGGACGCGCCAACTCGTTGATTTGATTCCGAAGATTTACGATACCCAGCGTATCGCGCGAATCGTCGGCATCGACGGAGAGACCGCAACGGTCAAAATCAACCCGATGCAGGCTGAGCCTGTCCGTCGGTTGATGAACGAGACGGGCATCGTGATTGAGAAGATTTACAACCCGTCTGTCGGTAAGTACGACGTTGCGGTCACGACCGGTCCGTCCTACGCGACCAAGCGCCAAGAGGCGATGGACGCGATGGGGCAGATTTTGCAGGCCAACCCGAACTTGTGGCAGGTTGCAGGCGACTTGTTCGTCAAGAACATGGACTGGCCAGGTGCTCAAGAGATTGCTAAACGGCTGGCTAAGACGATTGATCCGAAGCTAATGGCGGACGAGGACGACCCGGCGCTTCAGGCTGCTCAGCAGCAAATGGAGGCTATGGGGCAAGAAATGCAGATGATGCAAGAGATGCTCCAGCGCGTGCAGCAGTCCATGGAAGCCCGCGAGGTGCAGATCAAGGAGTTTGAAGCTGAGGTCAAGGCGTATAGCGCTGAGACCGATCGCATCAAGGCGGTTGAAAGCGGTTTGAGTGAGGAACAGATTCAGGACATCATAATGGGCACTTTGGCCGGCATGATGAATAATGGCGAGCTTGTGTCGCCTAGCGCCGAGCGCGAGATGCCTATGCAGCCTGAGATGGGCATGGAAGCCCCGCCGCCGATGCCACCTGACATGGGCATGGGAGCGCCGCCACAATGAGCTGTGAAGTCTTTATCGGGCACATTTTTCTAGCTCGGGATGTTGCCCATTCAACGCACCTAAACACCCGTAACTACGCAAAACATAAAACTTTGCAGAAGTTTTACGAGGGGGTTATCGAGCTATCGGACGCATTTGCTGAAGCGTATCAAGGCCGGTATGGGCTAATTGGCCCAGTCGCGCTACAGTCGGCTAAAAAGACGAACAATGTGCTCGACTTTTTGCAGGACGAACTAAAGACGCTTGAGGAAATGCGTTACACGGTTTGTAGTAAAGAGGATAGCCCTCTACAAAATTTGATTGATGAGATACTGACGTTGTATCTTACGACCATTTATAAACTGCGCTTCTTAGCGTGAGGGTAGAACATGGAACTTCTTAATCCGATGGCCGATGCCGTATACCCCGGTCGTACGGTAGCGTACACGGGCACCGCAGGCTCTACGGCGACTTGGCAGTCCGGCCCGCAGGGCGTAGTGGTATGGTGTACGTCAGCTGCGTACGTGGTCGTGGGTGAGGGCGTGACGGCAACGACTTCCAGCACTCCGATCCCGGCCAACACGCCAATTCCGTTCATCGTGCCGCAAGGCACTGGCGCGCCCTGGCGAGTGAGTGCCATTCGCGTAACGGCTGACGGCGACTTGTACGCCAAGCCCATTAACATCCGATGAGCTTCGGAGTTGGTTTGCGAAATGCGGTCGGGCTAGGGCTTGGCGGCATTGCTTCGTTTCTGACGGGCTACGCAAGCGACGTGATATTTGGCAATTTGGAAACCGAAACCGGCGAAAACTTGGTGCAAGAGAACGGCGGCTTGCTGCTGTTGGAGTGATGAATGGCAATCGTTAAGATTTCAGACCTTCCGCTCGTAGACTCGCCGGTCGAAGGCACCGATCTGTTCGTTGTCGTTCAGGACAACGTGACTAAAAAGGCGTTTGCCAGCGACATTCAGACGTATGTGGGCTTTGAAGAAATCCAGTACGCAACCGCCGGTCAGACTGTCTTTAATCTGACGACGATGACCTATGCGGCTGGCGCGAACAACCTTATGGTGTTCGTCGATGGCGTGAACCAGTACGAAGGTCTGTCCTACGTTGAGACGGACAACAACACCGTTACATTTACGCAAGGGCTGCACGTTGGCGCGGTCGTTAAGTTCTCGACCGTACAGACGCAGACCTCGCTGGTTAATAGCGCGGGCGCGGTAAGTTTTACGGCGGCGGGTACGGGCGCGGTTGCTCGTAGCGTGCAGTCTAAAGAACGCGACATCGTTAGCGTCAAAGACTTTGGCGCTTTTGGTGATGGCGTAACGGATGACACGGCAGCCATTCAAGCGGCTGTCAATGCCAGCGATAACGTCTGGGTGCCAGAAGGCACGTACAAGGTCACATCAAGCATTGCCGTCAATAAGGCGATGACGATCCGCGTTGACGGTACGATTCAGACTACCGGATATCAATACCAAGCCAATCCGCCGTCCATTTTTTTGGTTACGGCTGATAACGTCACGATTGAGGGTAGCGGAACGCTACTCGGCCCCGGCATCTTTACGCACGCGGTCATTACGAACATTCAGCACATTCCGAGCTTGATTAAGGTCAACTCGGCTGACAACGTAACAATCCAAAACTTGACGTTCATTGATGTTCCGCAAGCGGGCGTCATCTACATTGACTCCGACTACATCAAAATCGTTAACAATACGTTTGTGGGCGGCGATACAATCGCCAACTGCCAAGACTCGCCGGGCAACTTAGGCGGCATTAACTATTACGGCATTTTTTGCTATAGCAGCGACTACAGTTTAATTACGGGAAATAGGATTGTGGATGACGCCAGCGGCAACACGTTTGCCGAAGGCATCTTTATGTGGCTGACAAATCATTCTGAAGTATCTAACAACTTCTTCAAGAATGTTGTTGACCACGATCTGTATATGTACCATCCAGCGGGAACAACCGCCGGCCAGAACAACTACAACACGATTTGCAATAACATTTCGTTTTCAACTCTAGTCGCGCTTACGGAAAGAATTGGCGGATCGTTGAAGGTGCACGGTGTTTACAACAACATCAGCAACAATAACATCCAAAATTCTTTAGGTGGAATTCTCCTAGAGCAAGGCTCCTATTCAACGATTAGCGGAAATTCAATCTACGCATTTTCGGACAAAGGCATTGCTGTTACAGATTTAGTTGCGCCAAATGCTGATGGATTGAATTACATCACAATTTCTAACAACACGCTAAAAGCCGCCGCGTCCTCCAAAGCCTACGGAATTTACTTCCGTGGCGATGCAACGTATACGACGGCTAACTGCGTTGGAAATAAGATTGTAGACAATACGATTGTTGGGTGTGGTGACCCCGCTGGGTCAACGGAATCGCCGATTGCCGTGTTCCACAGCAATACGTCGTACTTTATGGATACGTTCTTGATTGGCAACAACGTAATCGCCTCGCAAGTTGGCGTATACGGTATGCTGTTTGATCAGGTACGCTACTTTAAAATTACAAGTAACATCGTTAAAAACGGTACTTATACTGGTTGGAGAGGCTTTCATTTTGTTAGCAACTCTACGTTTAACGAAATTACAAAGAACACGGTGCGTGACGATCAAAACACGCCGCTGTTGTCTATCGGGTGTAACTTTGCCGCAGCGTCAGACACAGACAACATTGTTTCTGGCAACATTCTGCACAGCACTTATGCTTCACGCAGCGTAAATCCGTGGAGCATTAATGCAACGTATCGCAACGTAGGCGACCGCAATTTAAACGACGATACGCTAGGCTATCCAGTCGCGTTGAGCACGGCAGAAACCATTGCTAACATCACTGCATCGGCAACGGTCAGCCTTGCAATGGAAGTTCCCGTTGGATCGCGCATCGTTGGCTGTCAGTTGCGCGTTGACTCGGCTTTGGCCGCTGGAAATACGTGGGATGCCGCGTATGGCGGCGGCAGTTCTAGCGTAATTGCGACTGCGCAAGCCGTGGCCAAAAACACTAAGGTCAATACGCTATATAACGCTAACGCCGCGTCTGACATTACGACCAATACGTTGTTCGTGCAGATTACTAAAAACGGCGGCGGTACGTTTACGGCACAAGGAACGATCCGCGCCCTGGTTTACTATGAGTCGTTGACGGCGTTAGGAAACGCCCCATAATTAGCTTAAGAGGTTTTTCAACATGGCTGACAAAAAGATTTCCCAGCTTACCGCCGCAACGACCCCGCTGGCCGGAACGGAAGTTCTGCCTATTGTTCAAAGCAACAGCACGGTAAAAGTATCCTCCGACGATTTGACGGTTAAAAACGTCCGATCCAACGCGACGACCGGCATCCTTCAGGTTGCTGGCCCCGGCGCTAGTACGACTCGCGTAATGACCGTTCCGAACAGCAACTTTACAGTTGCTCGTACTGACTCGGCACAGACTTTTTCCGGTATTCAAACAGTTGCTGCGACGTTTAACGGCGTTCAAGCTGAGTTTGGTTTTACCGCCGGGCGAGGGCTTCAAATTGCTACCGCGCTAAACGGCGGCACTAACGAAGGAAGCTCTGTTCTTAATGCGCGTGGCGGCGGTGCCGGACAGTTTATTTTCCAAACTGAAGGCACTCCGCGCTTTACGATGGAAAATTTGGGCAACCTCGTTGTCAACACCGCCGGCAAAGGCATCGACTTCTCTGCGAACACCGGCGCGGCGGGAGAGACAAGCGCGCTGCTCAACTGGTACGAGGAAGGTACATACACCGTCACGCTATTTGACGATAACGCAGGCGGTAACGCTTCGGCAACGACAGTAACTGGCCGTTACTCTCGCGTCGGCAACATCGTGCATTGTAGATTTTCGGGGTTAAACAGCATCAGCACGGCTGGCATGACCGCCGGCAACACGCTGTACATTTCTTTGCCGTTTACTCCTGGGGCTAGCGGCGGCGGTACAGGATCGTTTGCTTGCGAAAACTTTGGTTTTGGCGCTGGTCGCACTAATGTCATCCCAGCGGCGCTTGCATCTCAAGCACGCGCCATTTTCCGGGCGTATGGCAGCGGTACGTCAACCCGTAGCTTGTTGGTAAGCGATGTTACGTCTGGCAGCGCCAACATTGACTACTTTAGCTTGACTTACCAAGTTTAAGAGATCGTTATGGCCTTAACTCGCGCATCGTTTGCCATGGTTAATGGCGCTGTAGTCAACGCAAAAGACTACGGCGCTGTTGGCGATAACAACGCTGACGATACGGCGGCGCTGCAAGCCGCTATTACGGCGGCTGCCGGTAAAACGCTTTATATTCCGGCGGGGAACTACAAAGTTACTGCGCCTTTAACAGTATCTAACCGCACTAGCATTTGCGGCGATACTCCGATGTCTACGAACATCTACTACAGAACAACGGCAACAACGACAAACTATCTGTTTACGTTTAACAATCAAGACAACATATATCTGTCTAACTTGTCGCTTAACTGTTTAATTGGCGGCGGGTCGCAAAACACGGGCGCTATCCGATGTAATGGCGTGTCTGGCCCAGTAACAGAAATTATTCTAGATAAGGTCTACATTGAAGGATTTCAGATTGCTGGAATCGCTTTTGAGGTAGAGGTCTATTACGTCAGTCTTACCAACTGCCGGTTTTTTAACATTGATAACTCTACGTCAAATGGCGGTACGGGCTTAACCAATGCTGTTGCAGTGTCTTTTGGGCAGCCTGTAAATGCGGTTCGTCTACGTGATTGTCGATTTGGCGGCAATAACGTGGCGATTGGCAGCAGCAATGTCGCACAAAAATACTCGTTGGTTATTAACGGGTGTTACTTTGAAGGCAACGGAGCCACTGGTGTTGGCGCCCCTACGCCTTACGACACAATTGAACTTCGCAAATGGAGCAGCGTTGAGTTTACGGGCAACTACATAGAGTTTAACCGTACGGGAACCAACACCGATGACAGTGTGTTGCGGCTTAGAAGTTGCCGGGGCGTAAACGTCAGCGGCAACATTTTTGCTGGGGCGCTTGGCGGCGTTGCTATATCTAAAAACCTAATCGGTATTTCAGACAACACTTATGGTGTTGTCATTAAAGACAACGAATTTCAAGACCCCGTTTCTAACTATGTTTACGTTGCTGATGGTAATTCTATCTGCAAAGTAGAGCGTAACTATTACGACGCGTTTGGCACGCCACTCGTAACTTACGCCAACATTATGGCCAAAATGACGGCTTCGCTGATTGAATTGGATGTGCCGCTGTTAGCTTCCGTCAACACCGGAACCGTAACAACGGGCAATAACTACCAAGTTGATGTGGCTATGGCTGGAGTGCCCCTTGATCGCTACTGCACGGTGCTGGCAACCCCAATTAACGCGGGCAGCGATTGGGTTGTAAGCGCCGTTTTGAAAGGCGTTGATACTATCCGGCTGACATTTTTAAACGTATCTGGCTCTAATAATTCGTTTAACGGCACAGTGGCTATTCGTGTCCTGAAGCACGGATCGTTCTAACGCTTGACTCTTTTGCGCAACAGCGTACGATTTAACCGTACTGGTGCGGCTCACCAGGGATTCATTAGGAATCAAAATGTCTGAAAATGAAGTAGTAGCGGAACAAGTACCCGCGCCGGAACCGGTTGCTACGGCTGCACCGGAACCCGAAGTTGTTGCCCAAGAGGCAACTCAGCCGGAGGAAAAGCCTGCCAAGACGTTCTCCCAAGAGGAGCTCGACGCGCTGGTAGGCAAGAGGCTTGCACGGGAACGTCGCAAGTGGGAACGAGAGCAAGCGCTAAAAGCGCCTGAGTCCCAAGCTCAGACGCCCGCCACGCTGCCTGACCGGGACATCGACCCCGACGCCTACGCGGATGCTTTGGCAACCCGCAAGGCCGAGGAGTTGCTGGCCAAACGGGAGGCAGACCGGCAGCAGCGCGAGCTGTTGATGGCCTATAAGGAACGTGAAGAAGCGGCTTTTGACAAGTACGACGACTTTGAACAGGTTGTGTACAACCGATCGCTGCCAATCACGAACGTTATGGCCGAGACGATTCAGGCTTCGGATGTTGGCCCCGATGTAGCATACTATTTAGGTTCTAACCCCCGCGAAGCTGAACGTATTTCCCGTTTGGCGCCCTACCTACAAGCCAAGGAGATTGGTAAGATTGAGGTCAAATTGACCGACAATCCGCCAGTTAAACGAACAACCAACGCGCCCCCGCCGATTAAGCCTGTGACGGCTAAAACCGTAGGCGCGCCGGCCCGAGACACGACGGACCCACGCTCAGTCAAGGACATGAGCACGTCGGAGTGGATCGAAGCCGAGCGTCTGAGGCAGATTAAGCAGTGGGAAGCGCGACGTACCCGCTAACTTCTTTTTTGGAGATTTATTGTGGCTAATACACTTCTTACTATTGACATGATTACGCGGAAGGCTCTGGAAATCCTGGAGAACAACCTCGTAATTACCCGCAACGTGAACCGTCAGTACGACGACAGCTTCGCTGTCGAAGGTGCCAAGATTGGTTCGACCCTCCGCATCCGTCTGCCGGATCGCGCTCTTGTGACCGACGGCGCTGCGCTTCAGGTTCAGGACGACAACGAGCAGTTCACCACGCTCACCGTCGCCTCCCAGAAGCACATCGGCGTCAACTTCACCAGCGCCGAAATGGCCCTCCAGTTGGACGACTTTGCCGAGCGCGTGCTCAAGCCGCGTATCAGCCAGCTCGCCTCCAGCATCGACGCCGACGTGGCAAGCTCGTACAAGAACGTGTTTCAGTCGGTCGGTACGCCTGGCGTCACCCCCGGCACCTCGCTCGTTCTGTTGCAGGCGCAGCAGAAGCTGAACGAAGCTGCCGCTGGTATGGCTCCGCGCTACGCCACCGTCAACCCGGCGGCCAACGCTGGCCTTGTCGAAGGCATGAAGGGCTTGTTCAACCCGGTTGATTCGATCAGCCGCCAGTTCAAGAACGGCATGATGGGCGAAGGCATCCTTGGCTACGACGAGATCAACATGTCTCAGTCGATTAAGCAGCACACCAACGGCTCGGCCTCGCGCGCGGACACCCCGATCGTGAAGACCACGCTGACCAACGGTGCCAACAAGCTGACGCTCGACAACGTGACCGATGGTCTTACCCTCGTCCCCGGCGACGTGTTCACCATTGCTGGCGTGTATGCGGTCAACCCGCAGACCCGCGAGTCCACTGGTGCGCTCCAGCAGTTCGTGGTGCAGAACAGCGTGACCTCGGCCTCGACCGAGTTCGTCGATGTTCAGTTCCTGCCGGCTGTGTACGGCCCGACGCACGCCCTCGCCACGGTCAGCAAGCTGCCGACCGCCGGTGATGTCGTGACCTACGTGGGTGCCGCTTCTGGCCAGTACGCTCAGAACCTTGTGTACCACAAGGATGCGATTACGTTTGCCACCGCCGACCTCCTGCTCCCGCAGGGCGTTGACATGGCGTCGCGTCAGGTTCACAACGGCATCTCCATGCGCGTTGTCCGTCAGTACGACATCAACAACGACCGTATGCCCTGCCGTATCGACGTGCTGTATGGCTACTCGGTGATCCGCCCGCAGATGGCCTGCCGCATCTGGGGCTAATTCTTAACCTTATTCACGGAGTAACTAAACATGGCACTTCCTAACGGTACTAGTGGTTATCAGGTTGGCGTCGGCAATGCTGCCGAGCCGCTTATGGGCGTTCTTGGTCCGGTGACGGCGTATGCTGGTGCGACGGGCACCATCGCCGTTGCCGACCTTGTGAACGGCGTGTTCTCGGTAGACTCAGGCAGCACCAGCGCCGGCACCTACTCGTTCGCAGCGGCTTCGCTGCTGGACGCAGCAGTGGCCAGCGCCCGCGTGGGCAGCACGATCGACTTTTTCTGCGTTAACCTTGGTGACGACGCAGCAAACGACGTGACGTTCTCGGGCACGGGCTGGACGATTGTGGGCGCTGCGGTGGTTGCTGACGGTACGTCGGCCCACTTCCGCGCTCGCAAGACTGGCGATGCTACTTGGACTTGCTACCGCATCTCGTAATGGCAACGCCCCCTACGGGTCACACCGTAGGGGGCACTCTTTAAGAGGACTTATCTATGCCAAATACACAGGCAGTTGGTGTTGCCTTCTCCGACCCCGAGCTTGATGGTGCCGTCATTGGCACCTCTGGTGGTACGGTCGGCTTTTACGGCACGACTCCGGTAGCCAAGGGCGCAGCGCTTACGACGCAATCGACGACGATTACGTTTACGGCGCCGAGCCCGGCTGACTTCGCAATCCAAGACTTGACGCAGACGACTCCGTTTGGCTTCGTTACGAAGAACGAAGGCAACACGGTGCTTTCTGTCATCAAGAACCTTCAGGATCGCGTGAGCCAGCTTGAGGCTCGTTTGCAGGCTTACGGACTGTTGCCGTAACTATGAACATATATCTTCGCCACCCGGTTCACGGACTGAAAATCGCCATCTCGGATGTAGAGGCGGCTATGGACTACGAGCACGGTTGGGAGGAGTATGATCCTTTGGAACCGGCGGCGCGGCAGGATGAACCTGCTGCGTCGCCGGAACCTGTTGCGGCCAGTAACGAGTTAAGGGCGCGGCGCAAGAGGAAAGAGTAAGTTATGGCAACCGCAGGCGATCAGATTAACGGAGCTTTGCGTCTGCTCGGTATCCTGGCTGAAGGCGAGACGCCTTCGGCTGCGATGGCCCAAGACGCCCTGTCGGCGTTTGACCAAATGGTCGATAGCTGGAACACCGAGCGTCTCGCCGTGTTCTGTACGCAAGACCAGACCTATTTCTGGCCCGCTGGGGAGCGTATTCAGACGCTTGGCCCGACGGGCGATTTCGTGTACGTCATCGGCACTCAAAGCGAAGTGCCCATCATTACGCAGAATGACGACTACTTGTCACTAGAGGACGGCAACCCCGTCCCCGAACAGCAGCGTCCGATTCTGCTTGATGACTCCACCTTTTTCCGTGATCCGACGACCAACGTGTCGTACGGCATAAAGTTCATTAACCAGTTGCAGTACAACAACATTGCGGTCAAAACGGTGCAGAGCACCTATCCGCAGGTGATTTTTGTAAACAACACGTTCCCGAACATCTCTATGTCGGTTTACCCAGTGCCTAACCGGACGCTGGAGTTTCACTTCATCTCAGTGCAGCGGCTGTTAGACCCGGCGGCGCTTGACACCCAAATCTTGATGCCGCCAGGCTATCTGCGGGCGTTCCGCTACAACTTGGCGCTGGAATTGGCGCCTGAGTTTGGCGTTGAGCCTGCGCCTGAAGTGCGTCGCGTGGCGATGTACAGCAAGCGCAATCTCAAGCGTATCAACAACCCGCGTGACCTGATGGCTATGCCGTACAGCCTTATGGCGCGGCGTAATCGCTACAACATCTACGCCGGGAACTTTTAATGAAAACGCCGATTCTCGGATCGTCTTACGTTGCACGCAGCGTAAACGCCGCCGACGCTCGGCTGGTGAATCTGTACCCCGAGGTCATACCCGAGGCGGGCAAAGAGCCCGCGTACCTTCAGCGTTGCCCTGGTATGCGGCGGTTTATGCAAGTCGGCAGCGGCCCTATTCGTGGGCTGTACCCGCTTAGCGGCTCGCTGTTTGTCGCATCGGGTCAAGAGTTTTACAAGGTTGACGAGAACCTTAACGTTACTAAGCTGGGCGACATCGCGGGTAACGACGCCGTGTCTATGGCGGACAACGGCGTCCAGATATTTGTAGCCTGTAACCCAAAAGGATACATCTACAACAACAACACCAACGTGTTCCAAGAGATTACCGACCCTGACTTCCCCGGCGCAGTCACGGTCGGCTACTTGGACGGGTATTTCGTATTTAACGAGCCGAACAGCCAGCGTATATGGGTGACGGCGCTGCTTGATGGCCTGTCGGTTGATCCGCTTGACTTCGCGTCAGCCGAAGGTTCGCCGGACGGCTTGGTATCCATCATCATAGACCACCGCGAAGCGTGGCTGTTTGGCACCAACTCTGTTGAAGTCTGGTACAACTCGGGCGACCCCGACTTCCCGTTGACGCGCATCCAAGGCGCATACAACGAAATCGGGTGCCTTGCGCCGTATTCGGTTGCAAAACTGGATAACAGTGTGTTTTGGTTGGGGTCAGACGCCCGTGGACAGGGTGTTGTATACCGCGCACAAGGCTATCAAGGCGTGCGCGTTTCGACCCATGCGGTCGAGTTCGCCATCCAAAACTACACTGATTTGTCTGACGCCATCGCGTATACGTATCAGCAAGACGGCCACGCGTTCTACGTGCTGATTTTCCCGACGGCCAACACCACTTGGGTGTATGACGCCGCGACCGGCGCTTGGCATGAACGCGCAGCGTTTGAGAAAGGTCAATTCCGTCGCCATCGATCAAACTGTCATGCCCGTTTTAAGGGCAAGCCGATTTTGGGAGATTTCCAAGATGGCCGTCTCTACGAGTTTGACCTGCGGTATTTCCGCGATGACACGCAGTTGCAGAAATGGCTGCGGACATGGCGCGCGCTGCCGACCGGCCAGAACAACCTAACCCGTACCATCCACCACCAGTTGCAGCTTGACTGCCAGACGGGCGTGGGCGGGCTATACGACGACCCCGGCTTCCTTGAGCAACAAGCGCCTGGGTACATCTTGCAGCAAGACCTTGGCAACATCGTTGTCGAGGGCGAGCCGGAGAACAGCGTCGTTAATCCGCAGGTCATGCTGCGCTGGTCGGACGATGGCGGGCACACTTGGAGCTACGAGCGGTGGGAGTCGCTTGGGCCGATTGGCGCAACGCAGACCCGCGTTATCTGGCGTCGGCTTGGCGCAACCCTCAAGTCGCGCGATCGCGTGTACGAAGTATCTGCCGCCGACCCTATGGTGACGGCAATCATGGGCGCTGAACTCAGGATAGCCGGAACCAGTGCCTAATATCACTAACATTCCGGCGCCTCGCGTACCGTTCATTGACGAGCGGACGGGCCTCATTTCGCGCGAATGGTTTAGGTTTCTAAACAACCAGTTCACGCTGACAGGCGCAGGCACGACGCAGATCACGACGGCTGACCTTGAGTTGACCCCGGCATTGGCGGCTACGGTAGAAGACACCGTGCCGGTGCTGGAGTCGGAGATACAGGCGCTTAAACTGATGCCCCGCTATCCCGAACCCAACGTGGTAAATTTTGGGTCGTTTTTTTCAACCCAGACTCAAGCGGCGACCGTTATCAATACGGCTAAAGCCATTACTTACAACAACGCCGACACGGCGTATGGCGTCTACCGTGATCCGGCGGATAGCAGCAAAATCAAAGTTGCGCGGCCTGCCATCTACAACGTGCAGTTCTCTATTCAGGTGGACAAGACTTCAGGCGGTAGCGGCAGGTTTTACATTTGGCCCGCCATCAACGGCACGGCGGTCGCCAATTCTGGGTCGTTGATTCAGATTCAGGGCAACAACGCCGAAATCTTCTCGGCTGCAAACTTTTTCTTGCCGCTATCCAACGGCGACTATTTTCAGTTATATTTTTCCGTTGACGATCTTAGCGTGCAGCTTCAGACGTTTGCGGCGGCCGCCCCCGTGCCGGCGATTCCATCCATCATATTGACCGTTATGCAGGTGTACGTATGAGCGTATTTCTTTCTCCCTTTGCCGGTGTCGGGGCACAGTTTTTCGACAACAACGGCAATATCCTGTCGGGCGGCAAGCTCTACACGTATGCAGCGGGTACCACGACCCCGCAGGCGACCTATACGTCGTCTTCTGGAGCTACCCCTAATACCAACCCCATCGTCCTTAACGCCGCCGGTAGGACCGCTAATGCGGTCTGGCTGACGCAGGGTGCGTCATACAAGTTCGTTCTTCAGACCTCGGCGAACGTCACGATTGGCACGTACGACGACGTGTCGGGTGTTAACGACTTCAGCGTGCAGGGCATTGAGTGGGCGGACATCGCCGGTACGCCCGACACGCTGTCGGGTTACGGCATCACGGACGCCTACACCAAAACGGCCTCGGACGCCAAGTTTGCGCCGATTGCCAGCCCGACGTTTACGGGCACCGTTCTCATTCCCGATAACGCGCCGTCTAACACAAACTATGAGGCAGGCTATCGAGATGCGCCGCAGAACAGCAAAACGACGGGTTATACGCTGATTGCATCGGATGCTGGTAAGTCAATTTTGATGAACGGCACCAGCGTTACGCTCACGATTCCGGCTAACTCGTCAGTTCCGTTCCCGGTCGGCACGGTCATAATTTTTATTAATGTCAACGCGACTAACCTTTCGATTGCGATTACCTCAGACACGTTGACGTTGGCTAACAGCACGACGACCGGCACCCGAACGCTTGCCCGTAATGGCGTAGCAACTTGTATTAAGATTGCCGGTACGTCTTGGCTTATCAGCGGAGCAGGATTGACCTGATGGGCGGCGCGACCCTCGCAGCGTTCTTTAACGGCAGTGCCGGTGGCGCTGGCGCGGGCGTCTATGACGCGAGCGAACCCGGCTCTGGATCGGTGACGATTCCGGCTGGCGCAACAGGCGCGACGATTGAAGTTTGGGGCGCGGGCGGCGGCGGCGGTAGCGGCGGCACGTATTTCATCGCGCCTGGAGAGCCGGACATTTACGAAGGCGGCGGTGGCGGTGGCGGCGGGTATTCCAAAACGGTACTCGTCCTTGGCGTTGGCGACCCCCTAAAAACAATCAATTTCACCGTTGGCGCCGGAGGTGCTGGGGGCAGCGGTGGCCCGGCTACGGCGGGGACGTTCTCAAACGTCTACAGTGGCACCTACACAATTACGACCATGACGGCAAATGGTGGTCTGCAAGGCACTTCCACGCCGTCGTATACCCAAGGCGCGGGTGGTACGGCCTCTGGCGGTAATACGGTGCCGGGGACGACTGGCAACGGCGGAGCTCTGTTCACTAACGCCGGGGCAACAGGCATAGTTGGCGATAACAGTTTGACAGCCGGATATGGCGGCAACGGCGGTTTTGCCGAAGGCGAAAACGGTGGGAATGGCCGCGTTCGTATGGTCTTTACGTTCTAAGGTGACACATGGCAGTTAACGTACGAGTTTTAATTCCGGCCAAGATTGCGGAGTCTAGCCAGACGACGCAGTACAGCGCCTCGGGCGTGTCGGCCATTATCGACAAGTTTACGGCGACTAACTACGACACGTCGGCTCGGACCATTTCGGTCAACCTTGTGACGCAGTTTGATAACGCCGGCAACCAGAACCTAATCATTAAAAGCAAGACCCTGCTGCCCTCGGAGACGTACACGTTCCCCGAAATCGTCGGCCATGTGCTTGCTCCTGGCGGGTCAATCTCAACGATTGCGTCAGCGGCCACGGCCATCAACATCCGCGCTTCAGGCCGAGAGATTTCGTGATCGTCCGCAACGCCATCGCCGAGGACTTGCCGCGCTACCTGCCGCTTGCGCAGGCGTTCCATGCGGCGTCCCCGATGCACGGGGTCATCCCGTTTGACGCGGATGGGTATTCAGACTTTTACTTACGCGCCATCCACGATCCGTCGGTTGGCGTCTGGTTGGCTGAAGACGATGGCAAGATTATTGGCATTGCCGGTGCATTGTTCTACCCTATGTACTTCAGCCCGACCAGTATGGTAGTGCAGGAGTTGTGGTGGTGGCTGACCCCCGAAGCGCGAGGCAAAGGAGCTGGTCAAGCCATGTACAAAACGATTGAATCGTGGGCATCCGCAAAAGGCGCCGTCGCGCTTTTTATGATTGCCCTTGAAGATGAACGCGCGGATAAGATGGCTAATCTTTATGCGCGAAAAGGCTTTCGTCCTATGGAACGCACGTATATTAGAGAGGTGGCGTAATGGCCATTGGAACCGCAGCAGCAATTCTTGGCAGCGCCGTCGTTGGTGGCGCTGTCGCATCGCGGGGAGCCAGCAGAGCTGCCCGAGCGCAGACCCAAGCCGCCGATCAAGCGGCGCAGGTTCAGCGAGAGATATTTGAGCGGCAGACGGAGCTGCAAGAGCCGTTTCGTCAGGCGGGCATTACGTCGCAGAACGAAATGCTGCGGTTGCTAGGTCTTGGCGGCGACGCCGCTTCGACCGGGTACGGCTCGTTAGGGCGGCCGTTTAGCGCCGCCGACATGCAAACGGACCCCGGCTACGCGTTCCGTCTGGCGGAAGGCGAGAAGGCGCTAGAGCGCATGCAGGCCGCGCGCGGTCAGTACCTTGGCGGCGGAGCAATCCGCGCCGGTGCGCGCTACGGTCAGGAGATGGGTTCGCAGGAGTACATGAACGCCTTTAACCGCGCCCAAGCGTTGCTCGGCAACCGCCTCGGCGTCCTCGGCAGCCTCTACGGCGCGGGGCAAGCGGCTACGCAGCAGGTTGGTCAACAGGCTGGCCAGATGGGCACCAATGTCGGCAACCTGCTCATGCAGGGCGGTCAGGCTCGCGCGTCTGGCTATCTTGGTCAGGCTAACGCGCTCTCTAACGCACTTGGCCAAGCGGCCATGGGCTACGGCCTGTCTAGGGGCGGGTATTTCGGCCCGACCGGCGTGTCATCGCCCGCTAGCAACAACCTGATGGCGTTTAACTATCAGGGTCCGCAATACGGGAACGTGGGGTAAGTCATGGCAGTCATCGGTGCAACCCAACTGGAGCCGGTCAACATCCTCGGCTCGTATGTGCAGGGGCTTGAGGCCGGCCGTGGCGTCCGCGCCCAGCGCCTTAAGGAGCAGCAAGAACTGGCGGCCGCGCAGCGGGAGTTGGAGTTCCGCAACTACCTGTCTTCCGCCGATCTGAGCACGCCCGAAGCGCAGAACCAGCTTTTGCGTTTTGGCAAGCCTGGCGCTGAACTTGCGTCGGCAATGGCCGAAACCGAAAGCAAGCGCGCCACGGTAAAAAAGACCGGCGTGGAAACTGCCGCCGCCGAAGCTAAACTGGCCGACGATAACTATGGCCGGTTTCAGAAAATGCTTGGCGACTTTGCGTATGGCCAAGCGCCGCCCACCAAGGCGCAGGTGATTGATCAAGTAGACTTTATGATTGCGCAGGGCACCATTGTGCCGCAGTTCCGCGACTACGCCGTAAACTCGTTGCCCGATGACCCGGCGCAGCTCCAAGCGGCGTTGCGCGGACAGTTCCTGTCGCAGATTCCGGCGGCTGAACGCGCTAAACTGTTTGTGCCCATGTCGCCCCAAGTTGAGGCGCAAAAAGCGCGTATCGCGGGCGCGGGAGCTGCGCGCACTACGGTCAACTTGCCGGCGGCTAAAGAATTTAGCAAAACGCTGGGTGAAACGGCAGCCAAGCGGCTTGATGATTTCCGTACGAAAGCCGAGTCAGCCGTATCTTCGCTGCAAAATTCTGAACAACTTTCGCCGCTGTTGGACGATCCGAAGTTTATTTCGGGTACGTTTGCCAACGCGCGGACGGCTGTGGCCAAAGCCGTTGGTATTGACGTGTCAGCAACCGAAGCTTACTTTGCTGGCGTTGGTCAGCAGGTTGCCGAGCGCATCACCGCGTTCGGTGCCGGTACGGGCCTTTCGGACGCTGACCGCGAGTTTGCCAAAAAGATTGCGGCGGGCGAGGAGACGCTTGACGTTAACAGTATCCGCCGAATCATCCGCATCAACAACCAGTCGGCTCAAAATGTCATTGATCGGTACAACACCGAGCGCGGTATGTTGGCTAAGAAAGAGCCTGAAGTGTTGGACTACTATCCCGAAATCAATGTTTCCCGTCAGGTCAAGCGTCGCGGTACATTGAACGGCCGCCCCGTAGTTGAATACACGGACGGGAGCGTTGAGTATGGCGATTGACCCCAGTAAGGTTAAGTGGGACGCTCCCGCTCAGCCGACCACGGCCCGAAGAAGCGCGCCGATTGACCCAAGCAAAGTTGTTTGGGATGCCACCGAAGGGCGCGGTGCGGTAGGCCAAGAGCCTGCTGGCCGCACTTGGGCACAGGTTGGCCGCGAAGCTCTTACCAACATTCCCGAAAGCGGTGCGCAGCTTTTTAAAGGTCTGTACACCGCTGTTACCAATCCCGTCAAAACGGTAAACGAACTTGCTGAAGTGTTTACGGGCGCGTACATACGATTCCTTCCGCCCGAGTGGATAGCTCGACCCGACATAGCGCAAAGGTTTATTGACAAGGCTAATGCTGTCGGTGGCGCATACCGCGACCGCTACAGCAACGTCGAAGCGTTTAAGAACACCATTGCAACGGACCCCGTTGGCTTTCTCGCTGATGTGTCCACGCTAACGGGTGCAGGCGCCGCCGCCGCGCCAGGTCGCGCCGGACAAGTGCTCGGCACTGTTTCGCGTGTTACGGACCCCACGCGCGTTGTTACGGCACCTGTGGCGGTTGCCGGTCGCGCTGGCGTCAACGCGCTAGAACGCGCAGCAATCGGCGGTAAGGCTAATGTGCTGCTTGAAGCCGCTGAAGGCCGCGCACCGGAAATTATCAACGCGTTGCGGCAGCCAGAGATTGTGCCGGGCGCCACGCCGACGGCTGGCGAGGCGGCAGCCGATGTAGGCGCGACGCGCTTCGCTGCGCTGCAAGAGTCGGCGGAGAAGATTCTGCCGTCTGAATACATGGCACGCCGGCAGGCGCAGGACGCGGCGCGCGCGGCGTCGCTGCGTCAGGTGGGCGGCACTGAGGCGCAGCTTACTGCGGCTCGAAACGCCCGCGCGGCTGAAGCGCGGCTGCTGTACGGACAAGCTGGCGCAAAGCCTGTGGTAGAGGACGCCACCTTGCAAAGTTTGCAGGCGCGGCCGTCAGTAAAACAAGCGTTTGAACGCGCTAAAACTTTGGCCGCTGAAGAAGGCGCATCGTTTGGCTCGGGCGGTAACTACACCGCTGCCGACATGCACTACGTCAAATTGGCGCTAGACGATCTTATCCAGAACCCCGCTACGTACGGTATCGGCAAAGTTGAAGCTAGCAAAATCGCAAGCACTCGCAAAGACTTCATCAACTGGCTGGAAGGTCAAGTGCCGGAATACGGCACGGCCCGCAGCACGTTCCAAGCGCGCAGCAAGCCCATTAATCAGATGGAAGTCGGTCAGTTTCTTGAAAGCAAGTTGACCTCGGCGCTGCAAGGCGAGCAGAAACTTCGCCCGGCAGCGTTTGCAGGTGCGGTCGAGGCTGCGCCGCAGACGATTCAGCGCGCTGCCGTTGGCGCGCCGCGCTACGAAAAGCTTTCTGACGTGCTGACGCCGGATCAGGTCAAGATTGTTGAGGACATCCGCAGCGACTTGGCCCGTCAGGCTAAGTACCGCGAGCAAGCTCGCGCAGCCCGCCCGGCTGGCCCAAGCGCCGAGCGTGCCGGTACGGAGCTATTGGTTGAAGCCGCCGGTGGCGCGCAGTTGCCGACGTTGCTCAACCGCGTGACAACCGTGGCCAACGCCATCCTCAAACGGCTTGCGGGCAAGATTGACCGCAAACTTGCCATCGAGATTGCCACTGACATGTTGCAGCCGGAGACGGCGGCGTTAGCCCTTGAGGCTGCGCAGCGTCGCGCTGGCGCGGTCCAGACCGCAACCGGCGCAGTCCGTGCAGGTGGCGCAGCCGCGCAGCGTGCGGCAGCGCCCGCAGCCGTCATTACCAACGCGCTCGCTGGAGCTGAAGCGCGCCAAAACGCATTAGCCCCCTAAGGAGACGATTATGCCCCCGGCAATTAAAGGTGCGCTTAAATCCAAAACGGTGTGGTGGAACGTTGCGCTGGCGCTGCTTGCCAGCCTAGAGATGTTTGCCGGGCACTTGACGACGTTGTTTGGGCAAGACGTTGCGGCGTCAATCTTGCTGGTTGGTGCGGTCACGAACCTGGTGCTGCGCACGATTACAACGCAGGCGCTTGCAGATAAGACGTGACGGTTGAAACCAAGGACTTGCGCCTGCTCAAGACGGACTACGGCCACAAGGTCAAGTCGGTCGCCGATCGGGTAGCAAGATTAGAAAAACGGATTGATTGGGTTGAGAAGCTGCTGTGGCTGTCGGCGGGTGCGCTGATAAGTTGGCTTGTTACCCTAGTGCTACGGAGCGTGTAATGGACGACGGGCAAATTCTGTTCAATATTGCGGTAGGTATTGCCGGTCTGTTTGGCGGGTGGATACTTAATAACATCAGCCGCAGCATCGAACGGCTTGACAAGGACGTGCGCACCATGCCGTTGACGTACGTGACCCGTGTTGATTACCGCGCCGACATTGACGAAATCAAAGCCATGTTGATGCGCATAAACGACAAGCTGGACGCCAAGGCAGACAAGCCGTGACGCTAGGCCAGAAGCAGCGCGTGTACGCACGCCTGGTGGCCAAACTCATTGAAAAGGCTTACGAGCTTGGCTACGAGGTGTCGCTAGGCGACGCCTTCCGCGACCCCCGTGTACATGGCGTCATGGGCGTCCGCAAGTCCTACAGCCACCCGAGCAGCGCCCACAAGATTCGGTTGGCCATTGACCTTAATCTGTTCAAGAACGGCGAATTTCTGGAGCAAAGCGAAGATCACCGTCCGCTAGGCGAATGGTGGGAGCAGCAGCACCCGCTTGCTCGGTGGGGCGGCCGATTTAATGACGGCAACCACTACTCTTTTGAGCATAATGGTGTAAAGTAGTGCCTTACTGGTTACTGAAGTACGCGCCGCATTTAATCTTGACCGCTGGCTTAGGGTTGCTGGCAGTCTACGCGGTACACACATTTCGGGAGCAAGGCCGTGAAGAAATACGCCCTCAAGTGGAGCGTCTGGAAGCTGAACTACGGACCGAGCGCGCTACTCGTATACGCGCTGAAATGGCTTCGACTGCGTACGCATCCGAACTGGCTGCTCTTGCTAGCCGCCCTGTTCGCTCTGCTCCTGTCCGGTTGTGCCGCGACCCCAATGCAGTGCGTCCCGGCTACGCCGCCCCCAGAACTGATGACCCCGCCCCCGCCGCCGGGAGCGGTGCAGGATCGGCTGGAGCAAATCTTGAACAAGGGCCAGACATCGGCCCCGACCTCCGCGAGCTAGCCGCCCAATGCGATTCGCAAAACGCGAAGCTGCGTGCGCTGCAAAAGTGGGCGCAACCAACGCCATAACACGTGGCGACGGTATTCCCCGGCAATTCCAACTTGCCGGTCACACAATCAAAGTAAAAGTTATTCCGCCTTCAAAGTGGCGGCACGGCAAAAATTGTGTTGGAATGTGGCTTCCTGACAAGTATGAGATTCATATTCTAAGCTCTTGTAAAGGCACGAATCGTCAGCAGGTTTGGGCGCACGAAGCCGTCCATGCGTTGCTTGATGTCGCCGGGCACGATGACTTGTCGCGCCAAGAGCAACTGGTGGATCGCCTCGGGCATTTACTGCAACAAATGCTTACTACGATGGAGTAAACGATGGCTCGTAAAGTATCCGACGATCAACTAATGAAAGCACTGCGCGAAGCTAACGGAGTTAGAGCCGAAGCGGCGCGATTGTTGAATCTTAACACTCGGTCCATCATGGCCCGAATCGACGGGCTTAAAGCCAAGGGGTTTGAGGTTCCCGACTCAACGTACAACAAGGCTACGCTGCCTGAGAAAGACTTTGAGTTTACCCCGCTGCCGATGGACGACGTGCCGATTGAGCAGCTTATTGAACACCGCAAGCGCCAGTTTGCGCATAAGCGTGACCACGAAGAAGCCAGTAAGCTCATCCCCGTACGAATCAAGATACCTGGCGCCATAGGCATCCTGTTCTTTGGCGACCCGCACGTTGATGACGACGGCACCGACATCGACGCGCTAGAGCGGCACACGCAACTTGTCTCCGATACCGACGGGCTGTTCGCCGTCAACGTAGGCGACACCACGAACAACTGGGTAGGCCGCTTGGCCAAGCTTTACGGCGAGCAGGGTACGTCAGCGGCGCAGGCTTGGCGTCTTGCCGAGTGGTTTGTAGGCCGATGCAACTGGCTCTGGATACTTGGCGGCAACCACGACTTGTGGTCAGGCGCGGGCGATCCGATGCGTTGGATTGCTAAACAGCAGGACGCGCTTTACAAGTCAAGCGAGGCGCGCATCGCGCTACGCTTCCCGAACGGGGCCGAGGTACGCGTCAACAGCCGGCATGACCACACCGGCTCGTCAATCTGGAACCCAGCGCACGGGCCGATGAAGGCTGCAATTCTAGGCACCCGCGACCACATCTACGTCGCCGGGCACAAGCACGAATCGGCTTATTCGGTGCTTAAAGACCCGATTACGGGCATCGCCATGCACACGATGAAGGTCGCCAGCTACAAGGTTTACGATCGCTACGCCAAGGAACGGGGCTTCCGCGATAACGCCTTCAGCCCCTGTGCGCTCGTAACGATTAACCCAAGCCTGTCGCCAGACCATCCCGACATGGTAAAGGTCTGGTGGGCGCCCGAGGAGGGCGCGGAATACTTACGCTACCTGCGCGGGCGGGGCTAGTAGAGCCATCATCTCAGCCCGCTCTCGCGTCGCGCGCAGGGTGCAATAACGCTGGTGCAGCCGCTCGACAAACGTGACGCGCTGGCGGTCAACCAGCTCCACGTCGAGGAGGCCTTTGACCTCAGTTTCGGTCATTTGGTTCAGTTGTGCGTTCAGTTCGCGCCAGTTCATTTTAGCTCCCACATTGCTACGTCCGACATGGCGCGCTTGTCATGCAACGCCGCCCAAATCTTCTCGTCAATCGTCTTGCCCGTTTGCAGGACATAGACCCACACATCGTGCCGCTGGCCGCTACGGTGCAGCCGCCCGATTGTCTGCTCGTATTCCTCAAGCGACCACGGCAGCGACATAAACACCATCCGGCAGCCGCCGTGCTGAAGGTTCAGGCCGTGACCCGCCGACTTCGGGTGGATCAATAGCAGCTCAACCTCACCCCGGTTCCAGGCGTCAATCACGCCCGGCTCGTCAATCGTCCGCGCTTGCGGATACCAACGCTTGAGCACTTCTAGCTCGGCTTGGTAATTGTAAACAATTATCGTATTGGCGTGTTGGTTTTCGTCGAGCAAGTCTTCCAACAACTCTAACTTGTGGTCTGAAAACCACGTCGTCTTCTGCGTTACGTCAAACTTGCCGGGGCGGTCTGATGCCGTGCGGGTCGTGTCATAGACAAACCCCGAAGACATCTGCTGTAGCTTGGCCGTGACGGCGGCAGCGTTAGTGGCAATGGCTCTAACGTCGGGAAACTCCACCATGAAGTCCCGTTTCATCTTCTCGTAGGGCTCGCGGTCAAGTAACTCGCAACGCAGCGTCACGGTGTGCAGCGGAGGCAGTTTGTCTTTGTACTCGCCAGGCTCTAGCACATAGGTCGCGGGCTTGATCCGCGCCATAACCTGCGGCAACGCGCCGGTAGCGGGCGTCCACTCGCCATATTCTCGGTTGAGACAAATAAAATACTGTTGCAGAAAAGCGCCTTTGCTGCGTCCAAGTAGGCTTTGGTTGATGATTTTGCATTGCCCAAACACGTCCTCAAGGCCGTTTGACGTGAAGCTGCCCGTCAGCCCCCAGCGAACTTTAATCGGCTCTAATGCCTTCAGAATCGCCTTAAAGCGAATCCCTGACGGATTCTTCAGTCGGGTCAATTCATCAAACACCACGCCGTCAAAGTCAAGCTTCTGCTTGGCTAACCACTGCAAATTGTCGTAGTTGATGACCACCACGCGGGCGTCCGACGCCAGTGCTTTAGTCCGCCACGCGGGCGAGCCTACGGCAACAGATAGGGTGAGATCGGGCGTCCATTTGGGTGCCTCAACCGGCCACACATGCTGCGCCACACGCAGCGGTGCCACGACTAGCCAACGCTTGACCACGCCATCGCGCAGCGCGTCGCGCATGGCCGTAAGGGTGAGCGCCGTCTTGCCAGCGCCTACGGGCGCCAACACCATCGCGCGGTCGTTGGCGTAGAGGAAGTCGGCGGCGTCAGCCTGATATGGACGTAACCCAAGCATCGACTTCCTCCGCGCTTGACAGCAAAGCGTACTTCTGCCGCAGCCCTACCATCTCTTTAGCAAACCGCTCCTGCAACGCCGTGCGCTTACCGCCGGGGCGCTTCAGTTCCACGAACCAAGTATCGCCGTTTGGCAGACAAACGATGCGATCCGATACGCCGCGATTGGCAGGACTGACAAACTTCCAGGTCTTGCCCCCGGCGCGCTGCACCGCCCAATCCAACCGCTGTTCGATGTCTGCTTCTTTCATGCCTCCATACTATTATGTAACAGAACGCTTGACAAGCCAAATCGTACGATTTAGGCTTACGCAAACACACTAAAGGAGAGTCCTCGATGAGTCATAGCAACATAGTCGGCGGGTCCACCGCCAAGCGCGTGATTAACTGCCCCGGCAGCGTTGCGCTCTGCCAAAAAGTTCCCCCGAAACCAAGCAGCAAGTACGCTGACGAAGGCACGCTGCTGCACAACGTCATGGCCGAGCTTCTGGGCTCCGACAAGGAGCTGCGCCACGTGCTCGACATGGAGTACAACGGCCACAAACTTACCGGCGACCTGGTTGATGAGAAGGTTCGCCCAGCCTTGGACGCAATCAATGAAATCGACCCAAACGCGCAACTTGAGTTCGCAGTCGAACAAACCGTCAGTTTCGGTAATCTTTTGCCGGGTGTGTTTGGCTCTTGTGATCTTATCGGTCGGATTGGCGATCGCGCTATTATATTGGATTGGAAATTCGGTGATGGCGTGGCCGTCGAAGTGGAGGAAAACCCTCAACTTCTATTTTATACGGCTGCGGCGCTACGCACGCCGGCGCTGGATTGGGTATTCAAGGGCGTTAAAGAGATTGAGTGCATCATTGTCCAGCCGCCGCAGGTAAAGCGGTGGGTTACATCGTTTGACCGCGTGCGGCTGTTTGAGCGCGAGTTGGTGCATGCGGTCAAGCAGGCGGAACGCCCCGACGCGGCGCTCAAGATTGGCGAGCACTGCCGTTGGTGCGCCGCCAAGCCCATCTGCCCGCAGATGACAGGCGCAGTCGATCGCGCCACGCAGACGCAGATTAAGGAGCTGGACGCCGCGCAGCTTGGGCAGATGCTGGAGCGTGCGGCAGTGCTTGAAGATTGGATTGGCGACTTGCGCGCACTTGCAATGCAGGTGCTAGAGTCAGGTAATTCGGTGCCGGGCTATAAGCTCGTCGCCAAGCGTGCCACGCGGCAGTGGCGCGATGAGGACTCGGCAAAGGCGGCGCTTGCGGCGCTCTTGCCGATTACGGAAGTGACTGAGACGACATTGATTTCGCCGGCACAAGCCGAGAAGAAGCTTAAAAAGCTGAAGCTCGGCCTGCCGGACAATCAGGTCATCTCGGTCTCAAGCGGTAACACGATGGCACCGGAGAGCGATCCCCGGCCCGCCGTGTTGCAAATCGGGTCTCAGTTGACTGCGGCCCTTTCTAAACTAGTGTAAGGAGTAGAGTAATGTCTAATATCACAGCGTTTGCAAAAGCAGGATTGCCTGCGGTTTCTTCCCTGTCCACCGCCCTTCGCAGCATCGAAGTGGATGTCGGCCCTGCGGGTACGGCCATCCTCAAGATGGACAAGACCGGCCACTGGGTTTTCGGCGCGGACCAAACCGAGGCCGAGGGCGATAGCAAGTGGGCAATCAATCCTTTCTCGTTCGTCCACGGCTTCATTGCCTGGGGCGACGGCGAGGTCTTGGGCGAGAAGATGGTGTCGGTGTCACAGCCGCTGCCTGAGCTCGACCCGGCACCGCCGCAGAGCAAGAAGGGCTGGGAGACGCAGGTCGGCATGAGCTTGAAGTGCATCTCGGGTGAGGATGTGGGCCTTGAGGCCCGCTACAGCACCACGTCGGTGGGCGGCAAGCGTGCCGTGCAGGCTTTGGCAGCAGCCATTGCCGCGCAGGTCGAGCGTGACCAGAGCAAGCCGGTGCCGGTCGTGCATCTGAAGAAGGAGCACTACCAGCACAAGAGCTATGGCCGCATCTTCACGCCGGTCTTTGAGATCGTCGAGTGGGTGTCCATGGAAGGCGAAGTTGCTAACGAGCCGGACGGTGGGGATGACACTCCGCCGCCAGCCGCTGCGACCCGCCGGCGTCGCGCTGCGTGACGGAGACGGGGGCGCCCTCGGCCCCCGACTTTTCTATGGCAACTCTTTGGTTAGATTTCGAGACCCGCAGCCGCTGCGACCTACCGGCAGCGGGCGCGTACAACTACGCCAAGCACCCGAGCACCGAGGTGCTTTGTATGTCCTACGCCTTTGACGATGGCGAGGTTGAGACATGGCTGCCCAAGTACCCGTTCCCTGAGCGCGTGGCGCGCTGGATGGGGCCAATCCGCGCGCATAACGCCGCGTTTGAGCGGCTTATCTTCTGGCATGTGCTTGACATGCCGTTTGCGCTAGAGCAGTTTTACTGTACATCTGCACAGGCGCGGGCCAACTGCCTGCCTGGTAGCCTTGAGGACATCGGCCGCGCCCTGTCATCCAAGATGAAGAAGGACTACCGAGGCGCGCAGCTTATCCGGCAGTTGTCCATCCCCCGCGCTGACGGGACGTTCAACAACGACCCTGACCTGCTCGCCGAGATGGTGGCCTACTGCGAGCAGGACGTGCGCGCCATGCGCGAAATCAGCAAGGCCATGCGCGACCTGTCGGACACCGAGCTAGCCGATTACCACGTCAACGAGCGCATTAACGACCGTGGTGTCGGCGTTGATGTACCGCTTTGCGAGGCGGCGATCCGTCACGCGGAAGCTGAATTGCAGGACATTGAACGGCTGGTCGCCGAGGTGACGCAGGGCGAGATTACGACCGTTCGCAGTCCCAAGATGCGCGAGTGGGTGCTGGAGCGCGTCGGGCCTGAGGCCAAGAAGTTGATGACCGTCTATAAAGACGGCGAGAAGAAGTTTAGTATTGACAAAACCGTGCGGGCGAACCTGCTTGCTATGGACAACCCCGATGAGTTGCCGCCAGACGTGGCTGACGTAGTGCAGTGCGCGGATGACTTGTGGGCATCGTCGGTGGCTAAGTTCAACCGCTTGAAGCAGCTAGCAGGAGGGGACGCCCGTGTCCGAGGAGCCTTTATTTTTGCTGGTGGAAGTGCCACCGGGCGTGCTTCAAGCTACGGGGCACAAGTCCATAACTTTACGCGTAAGTGCAGCACCGAACCTGACGCAACCCGTCAAGCCTTGGTGCGAGGTCACAGTATCGTGCCCCGATACGGCAAGCGCGTTACGGACGTTCTTAAATCAATGCTCCGCCCAGCTCTCGTCCCCGCCCGAGGTAACGTTTTCGTCGTGGCCGACTGGGCAGCTATAGAGGCGCGCGCGACACCCTGGCTCTCCGCCGACCCGCTTGCAGAGTCGGTGCTGGATGTGTTCCGCGCTGGCGGCGACATCTACAAGCGTGAAGCGGCGGGTATCTACAACACCACATCGGACGCCGTGACGGACGACCAGCGCCAGATTGGCAAGGTCGCCATCCTCTCCCTTGGTTTTGCGGGCGGCGTCGGCGCGTTCAGTGCTATGGGCCGGGCGTATGGCGTACACATGAGCGAGCCCGAGGCGCAGCGCATTGTGGATCGTTGGCGGCGGGCTAACCCGTGGGCCGTGCGCTATTGGCAAAAGCTTGAAGACACTTACACCCGCGCCATGCGAAATGTCAACCATGAATTCGCAATTGGCCGCGTGGTGTACATGTTTGACGGTCAACATCTTTGGTACGCGCTGCCATCAGGGCGCGTGTTATGTTACCCGTTCGCCCGTCTGGAGTCGGACGGTGTGAGTTATCTCAAGGCAGCATGGAAGCCTGCGCAGGACGCTAAAGAGTGGCCCCGCGCGCGGCTTTGGAAAGGGCTTGCCTGCGAGAACATCACACAGGCCACGGCTAACGATCTGCTAAGGCATAGCCTGCGCGAGTTAGATAACCAAGGCTTACAAACGGTGCTGCACGTGCATGATGAAATCGTTATCGAATGTGCGAACGAGGCCGGCGAGGCTGTCGCCGAGGTGCTGGATACAGTGATGTGTACCGCGCCCGAGTGGGCTAAAGGGTTCCCGCTCAAGACCGGCGTCAAGATTATGAGCCGATACGGTAAATAAAAAAGCCCGGCGGGTTAGGCCGGGCTTAAACACACAACTATAGGGGTCAAAATGAAGTTCGCGGAGTATCTTAACAACACCGCCCCAGAAGGGGAAGTGATTCTTTTTGTACGCCAGGTGCCAATCGTCCGCAAGGGCGAGCATCTGAAGCACAAGGACGGCACGCCGCGCTACACGTGGCCGCCAGGTCTTTATGGCAAGTACATGCGCAACCCCGAGGGGGCGTGGTACGCCAACACCGGCTCGTTCATCGTTGACCGCATGACGGACAAACTGTCGGCGTCGGCGCCCAACGTCGAGCGCGTGGCGTTTATGGTGTTGGATGACATCGGCACCAAGTCCAAGGTACCGCCGATCGAGCCGACATGGAAGCTCGAAACCAGCCCCGGCAACTTCCAATGGGGCTACACCTTCGCGCTTGACGATCAGCCGACCAAGGGCGAGTTCAGCGCAGCGATTAAGGCTATGGCCGAGGCTGGGTTCACCGACCCCGGCGCGGTGAATCCGGTGCGTAATTTCCGCATCGAAGGCAGCGTCAACCTGAAGGAAGGCCGCGACAATTTCGCCGCCGTACTCACCGAGTTCCACCCCGACCGCGAGTTTACCGTAACGCAGATTGTTACAGCCTGTGGCGTTACGCCTGGCGAGGTTGACACGGCGCATATCCAAGGCATCGCCATCGAAGATGACGGCCTTGATAGCGTGTTGGAGTGGGTACAGGAGCGCGGGCTGCTGCTCGCCAAGGCCAACCCCGAGGGCTGGTACGGCGTCGTGTGCCCGAACCACGCCGAGCACACCACTGCCGACACGCAAGGGCGGTATCACCCCGTCACGCGCAGTTATACTTGCTTTCACGGCCATTGCGGCGATTGGAACAGCGAGAAGTTCCTGCGCTGGGTCGAGGCCGAGGGCGGCCCTAAGACGGGCTACGGCCTGCGTGATGACCTGCTTGCGAAGAAGATGGAGGCCGCTTTGTCGAAAATCACCCCAACCGAGGAGTTTCCCGACACCGCCGCCGAGGTCATCGCCCAAGTCGAGCGCCGCGAGCTAGGTCGCGTCGAGAAGTCCAAGTGGTACGAGCGTTTCGCGTATGTTCTCAGCGATGACGCGTATTTCGACTTAGGCGAGCGTCACGAGATCGCGCGCGGAGTGTTCAACGCGCTGTACCGGCATGTGACCTGCCATTCTATCCACAACAACCGACGCATCGAAGCGTCCGTCTGCTTTGACGAGAACCGCCAGGCGATGGGCGCGCGTGTGCTCGCGGGCGTCACATTCGCCGCTGGCGAGTCCATTCTTGTCAGCCGTAACGGCGTCGTCTACGGCAACCGCTGGCGCGACGCGCGGCCTGCGGTGAGCGCGGGCGATGTCAGTCCGTGGCTCGCTCACGCCGAGCGCATGATTCCCGACCCCGCCGAACGCGAGCATGTGCTTGATGTGATGGCCTACAAGCGCCAGCACGCCAACCAGAAAATTAACCATGCCGTGCTGCACGCGGGCAAGCCAGGCTCCGGTAAGGACACGCTTTGGGCACCCTTCTTCTGGGCAATCGGCGGCGACCAGCGCGTCAATGTCACGACGGTGCGTAACGAGGAGCTGAATTCTCAGTGGGGCTACGCGCTGGAATCTGAGGTTATCGTTATCAACGAGTTGCGTCAGGCCGAGGCTAAAGACCGCCGCGCGCTTGAAAACAGCCTCAAGCCCGTGATCGCCGCGCCGCCCGAGCTGCTGACGGTCAACCGCAAGGGCTTGCACCCTTACGATGCTTTGAACCGCGTACTGGTGGTGTCATTCAGCAACGAACGCGCGGCTATCAGCCTCCCTTCGGATGACCGCCGCTGGTTCGTCGTGTGGAGCGAGGCCGACCGTATGCCGCCCGCTGAGGCGCGCGCGCTCTGGAATTGGTACTACGCGGGCGGCTTCCAAGCTGTCACCGCGTGGCTCGACGCCCGCGATGTGTCGGCCTTCAACCCCGGCGCTGCGCCGCCCATGACCGAGGCTAAAATCATCATGATCGAGTCGGCGATGAGCACCGCCGAGTCGTTCCTTGTCGAGATGATCCGTCAACGCCAGGGCGACTTTGCCCGTGGCGTCATTGCCTCGCCGTTCTACGCCATCTGCGACCGGCTGCAAGGCGTGGCACCCTCCGGCGTCAAGGTCGTCCCTGCCGCGCTCATGCACGCGCTACGGGATGCTGGGTGGGTTGATTGTGGTCGGCTGCACTCTCGTGAGTTCCCAACCAAGAAGCATGTATACGCCCACCCTCAGTTTGCAACCCTTGCGCGGTCAGAGCTGCGGCGGATGGCGGAGGGTGCCGAACCTGCGTTATCTATCGTCGGGAAATAGCCACTCAACGAGGACGGCGGCGGCAATAGTCAAGAGTAAGTACATCACGCTGTTTTGCCTGTAGTTGATTGTATCGAATGGCGACGAATTGGCGGTCACTGGGCGGCTTATAACGCCGCCTAAGCCCCTTGCGCGCCTCCTTGCGCGCTACGTCAATCCATCGGCAGATGCGCCGCGTCCACCAGTCAGCGGTCGTCAGCTTTGGCATGGGTCACGGCTAACGCCTCGCGCAGTTTTTCCAGTTCCTTTGCGTACCGCCAGCACCGCTCACGCAGTTGCCGTATCTCAGCGCGGTACTCTGTCGCGGTGTGCGACATCTTGTCCCACTCATCATCCAACGGGTCAGGCTCGTACTGTGTGGTCATACTGTCCCCCTATCCGGGTAGCGGATAGCGGCGGCTAGTACGGACGCAGCCCGCACCGCCTCCACTACCGCCGACTCTAACGCGCTAGGGTCGGTCGGCGGCTCGCACGCCAGTATCAGATTGTCGAGCGCCTCCAACGCGCGCTCGGCGGCGGTGTGTAGGTTACTCACGCTCGCCCTCCTCAACGAGCCGTGTAACGAACCAGAGCGCCTTACGGTAATCCTCCAGCGCCTCGCCTTTATGCCCGGCTCTTGATAGGTACTTGAGCGATGACAGGCGCAAGTATCCCTCAAATTCCTCCGGCGTACTCTTGGCTTTCATGTAGTCGATGGTCTCGATCCCGCCAACCTTGTAATGGTCGGGGTCGATGGCGTCGCCTACTGCGGGCGCGGGCGTACTATGCCCCGCGCGGTACTCGCTCAAAAGGGCGCGCAGCTCATCCGGCGAGAGGACAGGCCCAGGCGGGGCCAGCCCCTTGTACATGGTCTCCGGGTCGATGAACGGGTCATCTGACGGCTTGTGCATACTGTCACCTCATACTGTTAAAGATACTCACGGCCACCGCGCCGGCACGCCCAGTTAGGCGGCGGCACGCGGCGCCAGTCGTCGGCGCGTGCTTTCCGAAGTTGACGCACTAGCCGATACACCCACGATAGCCAGCGCATCATCGGAGCGCGTCCCATGCGCTCGCCTTCTTGTCGGTGACCTTGAAGTTATCCACCGGCCACCGGCGCGCAATCTGCTCGACAGACCACACCAGCACCACCGTCCCGGCATCGTGTTTCCAGCAGCCCTCGTTTGTTTTACCGTCGCTCGTGTAGTAAAAGGCGCGGCGCATCTCATCGGTCGTGGTTTTATTCAGCCCGATTTGTAACAGGTCGAATTTAATCTCACACGGGTCAGTCGTGAGCACCGTGCGCCCGTCACGGTCACCTTTAACGCCCGCCGTGGCGAAAATTTCAGCATAGGCGGGCAGAGCCAAGGTAGCCACCAAAGCGGCGGCGATTGTTGCGGTTTTCATAGTCTATTGTCTCCAGTTGGTTTTAGTTTACGCAGTCAAAAAAGTATCAACACAAGGCGCAATGTGGAACGCGTCACGCGTCGGCATGTCGTCAAGGTGTCCGGCGGCTACCGCCCATTGACACTCCCGCAGGTGCTCCGCCAATGCGGCGTCGGCGTCGCCGTAACTGTCGAAGGTTTCGGGGTCACCGTCTAGGCTCCACACATTTTCCCAATGGTTGCCGGTAAGGGTGAGCACTACCCATTGCTGCGCGGTCATGCCTTATCCTCCGTTGCGACGGCCTCTTCGACTTCAGAATCGAACGCCTGAGCGGTGGCTAATGCGTCGTCCATTTCGCGTCCGTTCGCGTAGATATTCACAACCACCCCGTCGTCGGTACCTACAAGGCGGATGGAGAATCCTTTCAAGGTGAACCACGCAGCACCCTCGGAGAGCAAATAATCCCCATCCTGTAATGGTGTCTCGCTCATGCCTTATCCTCCCCATCGAAACTAGACAAGTCACCGTCGGCGTAGGCCAACGCCTCCGCAATGTAGCCATGCGCCTCGCTGCCTTCTTCGACTAGCTCATACGCCGCACGCAAAGCGATAGCGATGCGGGTCAGTTTTTCGCTGTCGGATACTTCGTCCTCGTCTTCGTCCTCCCACTCTGTATAGTAAGAATCGCCCTCGCAGTCATCGCACCAGTCCTCCCATTCCTCGGGAGTGAAGTGCTTATGCAAGCACTCGTCGCTGCAGTAGTAAGCCCTACCACCGTCGAAACAGTAGCCCTCGTTCATGCCCTTGCCGCACTCCGAACAAATGCGAGCGTACTTCTTGTGAGCCATGGTTCAGCCCTCCTCCTTGATATCGCCGAACATGTCCCGAACATCCCGCACCAAGGCGCGGCGGTTCTTCCCATATTGCCAATCCGTGCAATCGAGATAACCCGGCATCGAATACCGCGCCGCATAGTACCGCCCCGGCATCGCGCCGAAGCTCTCCGGGTCAGCCGTGCCGGTGCTGCATTCATCACACCGCAGCGTCCCGTCCTGCATCGCATCGCGCCGGTCGTTATGGTCGAATGTTGCCCACTCGTGGCTATATAGCGTCGCGCCGCACCGGGCGCATTCGGCGGTGTAGAGCGCGCCTTTCTGGGTTACTTGCAGTTGCATGGTCACGGTTCAGCCCTCCGCCTTGATATCGTCAAGCATGTGCTCGGCAATTTCGTGCCAGTTGACATCCTTTAGGAAGGCGCGCGCGTAGTCGACGGCGAGGCCTTCTAACGAGCCGTCCTGCGTGACCACGCTATCGGCGTATTCTTCCAACAGTTGGCCAAGGCCATAGGCGTCGTCGTCGGCAACTTCGGTCGGGTACAGGTCGCGGATGTCCAGACAGTCGAATATCTCTAGCGCAACGCGCCATGTGGCGTAGTTAGTCCATCCGTTGTACTTGGTGTCGGTCGTCATGGTGTTAGTTTCCTTTAGTAGAGTGTACGAGATTAGGTTACAGCAGGTCAGTCGTTCAATGCAAGGCAGATGATTGCACTCACTTGCGCGAACAATGCGAGGCCGATAGTAGCGGCTCCCATCCATGCGCCGAATGTGAGAATCGCGGAGCAGCAAAATAGAAGGTTAGAAAATTTCATGGCGTGTTGTCTCCGGTGTGGTTACTGGGCGGTAATCTGGCAATAGTCGATGCAGTCATAACGGCGACCGACAGACATATATAAAGACTTTTCGGACGCTTTAAAAATCGGACGGCCAGCGTCAGCAAACTGCTGAGCAGTTTTCGGGGTTACTTTAGTAACGCGCCACGCGGTAGCAACATAGATAGTCTTACCAGATGCCAGCGCATCGGTAATCCATGCGAGAGTTTCGGCGGGGTTTTTCATGTCAGTAACTCCAAGCGTTGTTGATGTGTGCAGATTAGACGCGTGCGCGTAGGCTGTCAAGCATTTTTTTACATAGACGCCTTTCAAAGTGCAAGGCATTTTCGGGCAAGGTGTGGGTCATGTGGGTCAGATTGTGGGTCATGTTTTGCGGACGAATTGCCCACGCGCTAGAGCCTATATTTACAGCGCGGGATATGACTTGTGGGCATTGTGGGTCATCTCTTTACTTCTAATCTAGTAAAGAAATACTACTGTATAAACATACAGCCTGGAGCGTGTGACGCGCATTCCGTTGGAGCCGCTCCGATTTTTTTTCCGTGACCATTTGACCCACATGACCCACAAATCGCCCACGCCCTCCGATTTGTGGGCAA